GCAGCACGGGCATCGTGAACTACCGCAGCTCGATGCGGTCTGTCGCCCAGATTGTGGACAACCGCGCTGGCACCCTGATCACGAACAAGGCCTGATCGATTCCATGTGACCCCGGACCGGCGGGGGGGACACCCCCCCCGGTCTTTTAAAAATGCCAGTACTCACCACCAGCGATATCAAGAGTCACCTGCGCATTTTCCACGCGCAGGACGACGCGTACATCGGCAACATCCTGCTGCCTGCCGTGCGCGAGACGATCGAGCGCTGCACCGGCTTGGCTATGCAGGCACTCGAGCGCTCATACAAGGTGTCCGAGGAAGGGGACACTTGGGTGGTGCTGCCGATCCAGCCGGTCAACACGGCGTCAGCCATCACCGCGGTCTACGTCGATGACGACTCGGTGACGCAGACTGAGAACCCGGAACAGCACTGGGACGGCGAGCGCGTGGCTGTTCTGATCGAGGACGGCTGGAACCGCCCGGTGACCATCAATTGGAACACGTTGGTGGGTGACCACTACATCAACATGCTGGCGCTGCAGCTGTGCGGGCGCCTCTACGCCGACCGCGGCGACAGCACCGGCGCCATCGAGGGCAAGGCCGAGCAGATGCTGTTTGCCATGCTCGGGGAGCACGGGGTGCACTGATGGTCCCGCGTGGCATGTTCAGACACGAGATGGCGGTGCAGAACTACACCGCGTCCGTGGATACCTACGGGCAGGCCACCAAGACCTGGTCCACCGTGGCCACCGTGCTGGGCCACATCGAGTCCGCCGACGGGCGGTCGATCGACTCGGTGGACATCAACCGCGGGCAGACGGCCTGGCGGCTCGTCCTGCCCTGGATCGACTCGGTGACGGTGAAGAGCCGGATCCTGCTGCGCGAGACTGGCAAGACCGACCGCGTGCTGGAGGTAACCGGCGTGCTGGACCCCACGCTGGGCCGGATGGAACTGCACTGCGAAGCGCTCGAGGTGACGGCATGAGCTTCCGCCGCGGCGCCGAGTTCAATTCGCCGGAGCACCTGCGCAACTATCAGCGTTTCATGCAACGCCAGATCAACGCGTCGGAGAACCTTGGCATTCTGCGGGCTGGCGCAAGCGCTCGCGCCCAAAAGGCATTCCTGGACGCCGAAATGGTGTTCCTGACGTTGCCCGACCGAGTCAGCCGGAACCTGTACAAGCAGCTATTGCGGCGCAGCCTGAAGCGCCTAGCGACCACGTACAAGCAGAACTGGCTGACGCACGGCGCCACCCACCGCAGCTACGGCGGGCAGGAAAGCCTGCGCAAGGCATCCAGCAAGGTCATCCAGTCGATGGGTGACACCCGCGGGCTAAAGACGACCAGCCGCACCGGCTTTCGATACAAGCGGCGGCCCCGGTCGTACATCGCTCCCATCGTGGACAGCGGCCGGGCCCAGTGGCACATCAAGCGCGACACTTACCGCAATTTCCCGCCCGAGGTCATCAAGGAGGACCTGGCGCTGGTCATTGAGACGCAACTGGTCGACTTGGCCCGCAAGGCTCGGATGAAGGTGTCCAAGAAATGAGCATTGAGACCGCACTACGGCGCAGGCTCACCGACGACCTGGGCGTATCCGGGCTCGTGAGCACCCGCGTTAGCCCGGAGTGGCGCCGCGAGGGCACAACGCTGCCTGCCATCGTCTACAGCATCGACGCCCGCACGCCGGTGCGCACGTTGACCGGGACGACCGAACTGGCCGAGTTCTCGGTGGCCATCGACTGCATCGCCACGTCGCTGTCAGGCGCTCGAGCGCTGGCGGCTGCCGTGTCTACCGTGCTGAACGACAACACCACCTACGGCACGGTGGACGGCACCAAGATCCAGTGGAGCGCCACCGACGGCGAAGACGTGGAGCGCATGGACGATCAGGAAGGCACGGACGACGGCCCGCGGGTGGTCCGTCAGACGTACCGCATTTGGGCAACAGGAGGATAAACCATGGCATTCATCGCGAACGGCACAAGCATCAGCATCGCTGGCACCCCCGTGGATGCCACCGATATCAGCATTTCGGCCAGCAGCGCCGTTGTGGACGCTACGGCCCTCAACTCGGTACTGAGTACGGCCATCCAGGGCCGTCCAACTGTGACCGGGTCGGCGACGATCCACACGGACAACGCCACCGGGCTGACGCTCGCGCAGAAGTTCTGCGGGGCTACCCCATCTACGGCGGCCGTTAGTGTGGCCATTTTCGCCAGCGGCGCTGGTTCCGGTGGTGTCGACTTCACCGGCACGGCCATCATCACGGGCTACAGCCCGACCTACACCAACGACGCCGTGCACTCGGCTACGGTGACTTGGCAGTACGTTGGTGAAATTACGGCGGCCCGAGCATGACCTGGCGCACGTTCACCAGCGAGGCAGTGGCCGGTTACCCGGCCGTGCTCGAGGTCCGGCCCATCACGGTCGGCGAGTGGCGCAAGGTCGAGCAGCTGGACGACGACGCCCGGCAGGCGTTCGTGCTCGAATCCTGCACCCGAGTGGACGGCGTGCCGGGCTCAACAGCGCTGGACGTGCATGTGGCCATGGCACTCGTCCAGGGGGTGATGGCAAACCCTTGGAGTGGACCGCAGCCGACCGCATAGAGCGGCTGCTGACGGTCCTGGCATACGGGCTGACTCGTCAGCCGCAGACGGTGGTGGAGCCTTGGCGTAAGCCAGGGCAGACTGACTGGATGGCAACCCTCGGGAAGGTGGCAACGTGGCGAAGCTAGGACTCTCAATCGGGATCGACGCCGACGTGACCGGCCTGCGCAAAATGGGCCAGCAGGCCACGGCGCAGCTCGAGGGCATCCGCGGCCAGTTCAACCGCATGCAGGGCCTGTTTGCCGCTGGGATGGCGTCTCCGCTGTTTCAGGCCATCGGCAGTTTCTACGAGGCCAACCGCGAGGCACGCAAGACGTTGGCGGAACTTGTCCGGCCATTCTCAGCGCGAATCGTGGAGGCGGAAGTGTCCGCCATGCAAGCCAAGATGGTTGCCGGGCAGCGCATGGTCGGGCTGGGCATGGACGAGATGGAGGCCGCCAGGATTAGGCGTGATGCCCAGAAGGAAATTGGTACCGGCCTGATCGCAGAAGGCCCTGGCGGGATGGTGTCCAAGAGCGCCGAAAGTTTCTTTACGGCGCCAGGCGCGTACATCACCAACACTGTGCGAGGTTTCGAGCAGGCGCTTAGCGGATCGTTGCAGGCGACCATGGTCAACGCCCGCGACGCTTTGGGCGGCGCGTCAATGACCGACCTAGAGAAAATGCAAATTCAGGCCGCCGGACTCCGCAGCCAACTGGGCTTTGCCATGGCAACCGGTAGCGGCGAGTCTGTCGAGTCGCTGAACCTGCAGCTGCTGCGCGTGCTCGAGCAGATCAAGCAGAACACCGATAGGAGTCGCTGATGGCGTGGCAAGTATTCAGACAGCACAACCAGCAGTCTCTCACGATCGGCATGGAGCCGACCGAGGCCGTGCACACCACCCGGTTCCTCGTGGCACAGGACGACCCGGCCTACGTCGGGACCAGCGAGGACAGCTGGAACGTCTACAACTCGATCAAGGCGCAAACTGCACCGTTCGACCAGATCGAGGCGCTCGGGACCCGGCTGGCACTTGGCACCATCGACGGCGGGCTGGCCCAGTTCATCGTGCAGGACATCAGGGTGGAGACCCACCCGGACCGCGCCAACACCTACATGGTGACCTCGACGGCCCGCGGTCCAGTGGTTGGCGTGGCGCCGTTCCGTGGCGTCAAGACGAGCCTGCAGAGTGCCGAGCGCAAGGTGTCCCAATACATCAAGCCTGGACTTTCTCCAAGTTCGTTCCCGTCGAACGGGACTATTGCATGGCCCCCCAGCACGCTGATCTCCAACGGAACCGTCACCAACATCATGGGGACGCCGTTCATCAGGTCAGTACGGCAGGAGCTGTTCCGCGTCGAGTTCTTGGTGAATGACACCAACTCGGGGCTGGGCTACACCAACGTGCCCGCAAACATCACCGAGGACCTGCTGAAACGAAACTCGGCAGCGTTCGGCGGTTACGCCGCTGGCACCTGCCTGTTTCAGTCGTACGAGCGGCGCTACGTCAGTGACTCTGTCAGCATGGACGTGTACACGTTCCTATATGACGAATGGTTTCATCTCGAGCAGATCCCCATGCGCAACCCGGTGGATGGTTCAATCTGGGTTGACAGCACAATTTCCGTTGGTGGTTCAACGATGAAGGCAACCGCCAGGGCAGTGTGGTACCAGGCATACCCCGACACGGCAGCGTTCCACACTGCTGGCGTCATCCTGCCCACCGAAGTGATCGACATCATCTCTAACCCCAAGCCCGCCTGGCCATGACCGGATTCCTCCAACCGTCGGTCTACGCTCCGCTCGGGCAGTCGGCCGATGCGTTCAACCTCATGGTGGAGGCGGCGCAGTTCGTCACGGCCAACCGTGGCCAACTCGAGAACCTGCTGCTGCAACGTGGTGCCGTCGTGTCGTGGCACCCCATGACAGTGACCGGCAGCACCCTGCTGACCTCCAACCGGTGGACGTACACCCTGAGCAAGGCCCAGCCGCAGGCAACGCCGACTAAC